AAACTCACTCATCTCCCATATCTTATACTCATTGCTTGCGTGAGTGCTTGAAATGGAAGAAATGCCGATTGTCATATGTTGCAGGAACGAATGAGGGCAGGAGAGCTGCTTTGTCTCATTGTTGTAATCAACCTGAAAGTTTACCTGAGTCAAGTTCGTGCGACTGCTCACAAATCGGAATTGCAAACTCTCATCGCCCACAAGAGCTGCCATAGTCTGCACAGTGATAGGATTTATCGAATTTGAGAAATTCAACAAGCTATCTTCGAGCATCTCCATAGTCTCCTGAGCATCACGAAATCTGCGTTTCGTGAAACGGATAATACTCTTTTTGGTATCATCGATGAGAACCTCCTGATTTTGGATTTCTTTGAGCTGAGAGCTGAGACTTGAGCCTGATACCGAGTTTGAAATCTCGATAGTAGGAGAATATGGAGAAGTGAGAAAATCTTTCACTCCTACAATCCTGATAGAAATACCGTCTTTCGCAAACTGATTATCGGTAAAGAGAATATACCCACCGACAATCAAACGACCTCCGACATTCGCCCAATTTCTCCTCGCCCAAAGAGATTGCAGAGTACCCGAAAAAGTAAACTTCTGGTCTTCGTGTTCATACAGATAGCGAGCCGCTTCTCTGAACATATCCCACGAAGCACCCCTTTGAGTTTTATTATCGCAAACATATTCGCTATCGTATGGCAGATTTATACCGAATACAGCGTAAGTATCTACCCCTGCCTCAGGCTTGAAAGTCTCATTAGGCATAATAACACCGTCTATCTCCTGAGGCACAATCTCAAATCGTCTCTCAGCGTGCTTATAGGTAAATTCAAACTCCTTTTCTCCTGAGAGCATACCAGTTTGGAAGCGGATATAAGGAGTCTCGCCCTCGATGATATAATCATTGAAATTCAAATCCTCAGGAATGGTCAGGTCGATAAAGTCGTAGAAGTTCTTTTCAGCATTGATACACTCAACTGATGAAACCTTACCTACACGAGAGGGATAGATTTCCGAGCAGTCGAGGCTATCATCTTTGACCGCATCTGAGACCTTATCATATCGCTCAATATAGTACCCCTCTGCATCGCTTTTATAAGTTCTACCCTCATATTCGAGAGTTTGGTTCTTAGGCAAAAGAAGCTCAGCCGAACCGTATTTGCTACGGTCGATATTCTGCTCTCCACCCTGAACATAGAGCCTTTTAATCGGCAGCTCATTACTCTGCGTAGTTCTGCCTACACCCGGCATAAAACCATTACCCCTGCCATAAGCGAGAGGGAGAGGGTCTTCCTTGAAATACTCAACCTTTCTCAACGAGATAGTATGATTATTATTCTCATATTCCGTCTCAAAGGCATCTGCTACGCTCTGTAAAGCTTCATCGCAGTAAGTATGATTAAATTCGATAGTCTTTTCAGGCGCATCAATACAAGTACCGACTTTCCACACCCCTGAGCTATCTCTTTCATTCATATAGGCGACTATCACTTCCAAGAACTCGTGAGGCTTCGCACACATCGAGAACTTCAATCGGCGGTCTATCGGATTACGGAGTTTGTATAGACCAAGTCGAGCCTCATCATCATACATCGTGAGGGTGTACTCAATATCACGAGTTCCGTTCTTCTTGAAATCCTGAGAGGACATCAGGAAGAATTTTTGACCTTGAAATTCGCACCACGCTCCAACAGGTATCTCGATATACTCAGGTAACGAGTACTTTAATACAAGCTGAGTTTTACGCATAAGAGAGCGATAGCGATAGCTACTATCGCTCTCCTGAACTTCAAGAAAAGTATCGTTATAATGAATTTTAATCATCGTTCAAATCTTATTTAATGCCTAACTCGCTGCAATCGGCATCTACTTGCGTTTTTAGAGCGTTTCGCTCTGTCAAGAATACTTTATACGCCTCGACCTTTTCAGCGGCTTCTGCCTCGCTATAAACGCCTAATATCGCAGCGTTATATTCGTTGATATATTTCTGCTCACGACCATTCGGGAACTTCGCTTCAAGAACAGCCTGTAATATGCTATTACTGCTCACAGGCGACCAAACCTCTACCTCAAAGCACGAATACTGCACTCGCTCGGAGGGTTCATCATTCTCATCACTTGAAGAAGTCATTTCATTCTTGATAACCTCTTCCTGAATATTCCAACGATAAAGATAGCTACCGTTGCCTACTGCCTCATACTTTGGAGGCTTTGCATCGTAAAACGCACGTTTCATAATACTTCCTTTTAATGATTTTTCGTAATAAATTCTTTGAATTGCATACTTTCGCCCAGCCTAACCAACTGCATAGCTCTTGCTTATAGGTCTTAGCATCGACTGTTTTACGCCTATTCAGTTTGATTGCCGCTTTGCAAAAATTCTTTTTTATGCCTTTGCGAATTAGAGTCTGTTTCCGAAAGAAAACGAACCCTACATAATCAAGACCTCTTCCGTGCTTATCTGAACGATTATCAGTCAAAGGAAAAATCTGCTCATTCCCTTTTAATGATAATTTCAGCGAAGCGAGATAATCTTTAATATCGGTAAGTAAGGCGTGAAGTTCCTCCTTATTGCTTGCGAGAAATACCATATCATCGGCATATCTGAAGTAGTATTTTACTTTCTTTACCTCCTTAATCCAATGGTCGAAATAGGTTAGATAGAGATTTGCAAAATACTGACTCAGATAATTTCCGATTGGCACACCGTCTGCACTATCAATGATAGTATCAAGTAAATGCAAAGTATCTTTGCACTTGATTTTCTTGCGGACGATGTCTTTTAATATCTTGTGGTCAATAGAGGGATAGAACTTCTTAATATCAATTTTTAGGCAATATCGTGTGTTCTCGCTATCTTTCAAAGCTCTCTTAACGGCACGCATAGCACCGTGTATTCCTCTACCCTTGATGCAACTGTATGTATCAGCTGTGAATATCGATACCCAAATAGGCTCTAATATATTCATAATAGCGTGATGCAGGATGCGGTCAGGATAATAAGGCAAACGGAATATGATACGCTCCTTTGGCTCATAAATGGTAAAGGTCGTATATTCCGAGTTCTTGAAAGAGTGGTTTTTCAAAGCCTCGTGCAAAGCAAGGATATTCGCCTCTCGATTACGGTCGTGAACCCTCACACCATAAGAGTGTAACTTCCCCTTTCTTGCCTTTTCATCAGCAAGACGGAGATTATCGAGCGATATAATCTTTTCGTATAAATTTCCTATCCTTTTCATTGAATATGCTTTGCTTTTCATACTTGGAGCTTTCAGCATCAGCCTACCAGCACCTTTCCGAGGTCATTATATTTTTTGCCAAGAGGCAGGGTCGTTGCTCTGATGTATTTCTTAACCTTGATGAAAATCATTGGCGAGAACCGATATTCGCATTCGTATTCGAGGGGGTGTTATTCGAGTTCGCATAACCGAAGCCTGCATTCGCCCTGTTATTCGCATTACCGCCAAACAGAACCCCACAAGAGTAAACCAACCTTTTATCTCCATTACTCGAAATAATATCTATTACCGCTACCTCTTAGAGTAACCTTTCGAGGAAATTTCTTCATCTCTTTAATCTTTTGCAAGACATAGAGAATATCCGCAGAGCCTGTGAAAAACTTTTTGGCATCACTATCAGGACTATCCTTTTCAGGCTTAATCTTTACAAGAGTCTGACCTTTGATGCCTTTCGCCTTGCTAAATCTCGTAGGGACATCCTCGATAAAATCAACTACCCAAAATGAGGTATTGACTAACTTTGATTGAGTTGTTTCATCGCAATTGAAGCTCCTGCAATTTTCATCACGAGGGATATTCAAAAAGCTCAATGAACCATCATCTTCTCTTTCACTCATAGTCTTATTCTTTTAATTAGTTTGAAATTTGAGAACACCCCTCTTTGCCATATTTCGGGCAAAGAGGGCGTGTCGTACCGTGTTAATTCGCAGGGATAAAGCAAAGGCGAGAACCGATACGCGCATACGTATCCGAGGGGGTGCGACTCGAGTACGCAGAACCGAAGCCCGCAGTCGCCCCGTAATACGCATGCCCGCCAAACAGAACCCCACGCAAAGCCTCGCTCGTAGGTATATTGGTATAGTGATAATCGCACATATAAGTGGTAGAGCCTCCACCCACTGCATCAGGAATAATCTCTCCATACTCTCCGAATATATGAGATTTCGCATACCCCTCAGCTCTTGCCTCATTACCAACGTGGCTATATCCATTATAGCTACTATCAGTGAATAATGCAGGGTCTGAGCATACGAATACCTTACTCAAATCATCGCCACCATTAGCCGATGTAGGACTGATACGCACATTCACTCCGTCAGTCCATTGCCAAATATGACCGAAAGGATTTTCAACGCCACGATAGCGAGGCACATTAAATGTTTTCAAATCAGCATTGGCTGAGTCTTTTACCGTATATGCAACGATACCCGAAGCGTTACCTAAACTATCGGTATGACCACAAGGAATGAATGGATTATATCCATTGAAATTACTCCAAGAAGTTCCGTCCCAAGTGGTAACGCCATCGCCAAGACCGCCCTGCATATAACCATTTGCATCCTTAGCGGCATTATAGGCTGCTTGTGAATTAAGAGTAGCATACTCAATCACAAAGAGCCAATAAAGTTCCTTTTGAATATCATAGGTCATACAATTCCACTCGGTTGTAGCGGTATTTCTCTTTCTCGCATAAGCTCTGAAATTCGTTCTGCTGATAGAGGTTGCAGGACGACCAAGCAGAGAGCGATATGTTCCGTCATAGCTCGAAGTATTAGCTCCTCCTCGATAATCTGCATCACTATTAGCCACCGAGCATAACTTTGTCGTTGAACGCTGCACGGTAGCCTCATAAGCCGATACATATTGTTTCGGCACGAGATGATAACCAGGCAGAGGATATTCAGAGATTTTCACTCTTCGGATTGTTCCCTCTGTCTCAAACTTGCGATAATGAGCAGGGAGTTCTACCATTACCTGACCTCGTGAACCGTCTCTTGTTTGCCCCTCCCAACTTGCAGGATTGAGGTACTCTGTAACCGAACCGTCATCAGCGAGTAAGCATCCTTTCATCCTATTATGAATAGGCAACGATTTATGGAGGTCTGTATTACCGATGCGAGTGCAAGACGGAGAAGATACCGATGTATTGAACTGCACCCCATAGGCACATTGCTCCTCTAAATAGGGGAGAAGAGCTGCAAGGTTCGCCTGTTTGCTCTCTCCACCCTCAATGACCGCAGTAATCAGGCTGAAAGGAGCATCGCCTGTTGCGTGAGGCAAATCGCTTGTTCGTTTGCCATTCTTGAATGCTTCCAATAAGGTTAGCAATTCAGTCTCTTGTGTAGTCGTTAATGCCATAAAGCTTGAATTATTTAGTTTAACAATAAATTGCCATTGCCAAGCAAATGCAGCTGTGTACGAGTGTTAATCATTCGCAAAGTAGGATTGATTACCTCAATCTGAATACTCTTATAAAGAGCGGTATTCGCAGTCGGAATGATATGTATCGTACTCAGACCTTTCTCAATCGCAGTAATGCGACCATCAGGCGTTATCGTAAGAGCTTTGTTATCGCCGAGAAACAAAACATTCTGATATACACTCTCGGGAGAGAGTTTCGCTTTAACGAAAAGCTCTGAGAGATTTCCAAGAGTGATGACTTTGGGAAAATCTAACCTCATTGCGGTAGGCACAAGATTAAGCGAGCCTGTCTGCTGAGCCTCTTCTATCACTTCTCGGCAATCACTCGCAGCCTCATTTGCAGCATTAGTGGCGGTGTTCGCATTATTGGTTGCAGTCTGAGCCGCCTGTATAGCTTTGTTAGCATTTGAGGTTGCTATATCGGCTGTTTGTGCAGATTTATCGGCAGCAGTAGATGATGCCAATGCTTTACTCGCAGCCTCATTTGCAGCGGTAGTGGCGGTATTCGTGGAGGATATAAGACTATTGATTTTAGTCTGAATATACTCAAGCGATACCTTCACGCTCTTATTAAGAGCGTTCACGCCGATAGTCCATAATCCTTTGAAGTCGGTACTCTCAGGAAGTTCTGATATTTTCTTCTTTATTGCCATATCGTGATATTTTTAGATTATACTCTTAATATGATTTGTGCCTCGTCTTCTTCTGTAAGGACAATCTCATTATCCTCGGTTGCAAGAATGATATAGTTTGCCTCTGGTCTGCTACTCGTGAAGCGTAGAGTAACCGTAAACTCACACCAAACATTGCCATTCCTGAGAATATCGAATTTCGTAACACTATTACTCTTATAATAGCAATCGAAATCCTCCAATGTGGTATCTTTATAGAAATTGCGAAGTTCAGGTTTCAATAAGACGGTAAAGAATGAATACCATCGCCGCCAAAAGTCCTCAATTCCCTGTGCGTGTATGAATAATTTTACAGCGACATCCTTAGCCTTATAAAATACATTCTCATCATCATATTTCAGTCCGGGTATGTTCTTCGCTTTAATAGCGAGGTTCTCACGAACATTCGGAGCTTTCTGTATCGCATCTTCCGTCCCCTCGATTACATAAACCCCAAATCGGGAGAAGTCAATATCATCAAGCATATACCCCTCTTGCTTGAATTTCTCAGGTGCTTTTTCAAACGGAGCATCTACAAGAGGATAGTTATATTCGGTTGGCTCAAATTCTGAGTTCTCATTAGGAATATAGGGAGGGAAATCATCTGCGAAGTTGATAGTTACCTTTCCTAAACTCTTGAATGATGATAGACTCGGATTGCTTACAAGTCGCAGCTTATATGACTTTTTAAGTTCTGAGAACTGAAATATATGATACGCTTTATCAGATATTAGCTCATATAAATCTCCTGCACCGAGTATATCGGTAAGGCAGAACTGTATTCCGAAAGTCTTACTATCAAGCATAGGCTCTATGAGGTCAGGCTCTTCTCCATCATACTCGTCCCATTCGGTAGTAGTTATGCTTTTGAAGCTCGGCATTTGTATCAAAGCCTTATATCCCCACCTCTCAACGAATACTCCGTATTCCTCGAAAGCATCTTTACCGTCTATATAGAGTTTCCCTTTCATAATACTTTGGCTTTATCTTGAATTATGAGAGATACATTAGAAGTCTTATCTTTCTCGATATTGACGACAGAGAACCCCGAAGCAATGACCGTAGCCTTTGCACCGTGCATCAAAATCAATCGATTTGCAGCAGTCTGAGAGTAATTCAATGTAGCGGAGGTATCTCCAACAAGAAAAACTCGATGATTATCAGAGAGAGTAATCTCGCCCTTATCAATGAATACACCGAATTGCTCAGGATTATACTTCTTGAACTTGCGGAATGTCTCGATATTGGGAAATCCGAATGTAGTCAAGAACTCTGCACCCCTCGCAGAAAACATCAACTTTATCATATCTTCGAGAGACTCCTCGCCTGTGAACATCTTGCACTCACAGAGCTTGCGAGCATAGGCAAATTCGAGGCTCTCTTCTTTCTGCTTTTGAGCCTCGTCTTTTGCTATCTGCCATTGTTTTTGAGCTTCCTTTATCTCTTTCATCGCCTTAGGTCTTTATATATATTCCTTTGGTCTCGATATTATCGAGCGAACTCTTCATATTCTTTACATCGTTACTCATCTTATCGAGTTTATCGTTTGTCTCTTTGGTATTCTTCTCGATGCCTGTAACCTTTTCGAGAATAGCATTACCAGTACGATTGAGTTCTGTTACTCCCTGAACGAGCGAGTAGGTATGCCCCTGAATTGTCGTAACACGAGCATTATTCTCATCGACACTCTCCTGAGATGCAGTCGCAATACCTTTCTGTACCGCCTCACGCTCCGCATCGCCTCCAAACCACTCTTTAACATTGTCGGGGAGGCTATTCCATATTTCTTGAAATCCCTCTCCAACAGCATTCAAATCATTTGAAAAACCCGTCATCGAGTCGAGAACTACATCTATACCCTTGAAGTTTCCATCTTCTCCAAACCATTTCTTTTTGTATTTATCGAAGATTTGACCGAGAGGCTCTTCAAGGAACTTGGTAATGAGCATACGCTTCGTTACATCGGCGATAATCTCATTAACCTTATCTCTCCACGCCTCCATAGCATCCTCGCCCTTAGCAGCTGCCTCTACGAAAGCATTGCCGAGTTCGGTTGCTAAGTCCTCAGATGTGAAGCCGATAATCTCTTCAAGCATCTCGTTGATGATAGCTGCCATTTCTGCCGAGAGTTCGGCGATTTGACGCTCCCATTCCTCAATCTTTCCGTGGTCGGTCTTCTTCTTATCCTCCTCGGCGTTTATCTGCTTCTGCAACAATATCTGTTGCTCGGCAAGATTTTCAAGCTGCTTGCGAGACTCTTTATACTTATCCTCTCCGAGAGCCTTATCGGCGGTATATCCGACTGAAGCATAAGCATCAGCAATCTTTTCAATAGACTTCTGATATATCTCTGACGAGTAAACCAACTGAGCGAAATATCTCGTCCATTGATTGGTTTTCTGCTGAGTGGTCAGATGTAAATCAAGAACTTCCTTAGTAGTATCGGCGTAGATATTCTTCAAACGCTCAACTGCATCGCCGACCTTATTCTGCAATCTGACTGCCTCTGCATTATCGAGTTCCCATTGCAGTTGGTCGATGCGGCGTTGTAAGTTCTCAATCTCTTTCTGCTTATCATCATCATTATTGAAGAGATTAGCAATAGCGGTGGCCACCTGTAAGGCGGCTGAAATAACTGCAAGGATAACCGATGCTTTCTCAATGGTCGAAATGGCGGTTGCACCTGTCGCTGCTGCTGCGGTTGCACCCTGAGCAGTTGCAGCAACGGTACTTTCTACTCCCTGAGCGACACCCTTTCCGACATCTCCGATAGCAGAGATAACATCAGAGGTCGCCCCCATAATATCATCGATAAAATCCATTGCCTTGCCGATACCGTCTGCAATATCATCAGAGAATACAGCAGCAAGGTTCTTAGCTTTATCGCCCAATCCTGTAACTACTCCTGTGCAAGATTTGAGGTCAGTTGCGAAACGCTTATAAGCAACAGTGATATTATTGCGAGCGGTGAGGGTTCTCTGCTCTGCTTTCTGTTCTTTATCGGTAGCGGCATTGAGGTCGCTCTTCGCTTTTCGTGTTGCCTCGATGGCATCGATATACTCCTGAGAACTTTCTGCGAGAGTTCCATTATCGACCTGAGCTTGCAATTCCTGCTCACGAGCGAGAGCCTCATTATAGGTCTGCTTAGCAAGAGTCAGCTCATCCTGAGCGGTCTTCCACTCTGTCATAGCATTTACAAACTCGGTCTTTGATGTAGAAATATCATTGAGCGACTTATGGAAAGCGGCAAAAGGATTACGAGAGGCGATTTCATTTTCAAGTTTTGAAATAGCCTCCTGATAATCTTTAATCTCTGTTACGCTCATTGAGCCTTTGGTTCGGTCAAACTCAGCCTGTATCTTTTGGAGATTATACTGCAAGCTCTGTAATGACTGATTGCCGAGGTCGCCAAAGACACTATCCCAATTTATCGATGCTTTGAAATTCTCAAAATCCAAAGCAGATAATTCAGCCTCCATTTGATTTAGGGCTTCATTGCGAAACTCCTCAGGAATAGAGTTTATGATATTAGTCCACTTTCTCAGTATAACCTCACTCTTCTGCTCTGCTGTGCCGAATTGCTCAATCCAATCGTCTGTATATTGCTGACGAACCTCAGCCATTTGTCGCTCTCCCTGCTCGGTATATGCGTTCAGGACACGATAGAACTCTTCGGCAACTTTCGGGTCGCCGAGTAATTCCTTGACATAGTCATCAGTAGTCATCTTGCCTCGCTTGGATTGTTCCCAACCCTCCTCGGTTGCACCCTCCTGAGCCATATAATAATCTTTGAAAGCCTGTTTACGAACATCGGCAAGGTCTCGAAGTTGCTGCTTCCAAGCTTCTTTCTTGCGATGCGTAGCATAGGCTATATCGTTAAGCTCACGAGTAAGACCATCTCCTGCAATCTCGATTTGATACTCTGTAATCTCCTCATTTGCATCTTTCAGAAAGCGTTTCATTGCCTCTTTCCAATCATTGACAGCCTCTCTCTCTGCTCGTGCGGCTTTCTTCGGGTCGAAAGTCGGAGTAGTAGATGTAGGTTTATTTGTCTTCGGGTCGATATGGAAATTTAGGTCATTATCCTCTTTGAAATCAAGTATCTGTTGTTGTAAAGTCTTATACTGACTCTCCCATTTATTAACCTCAGCCTGAGCTTCTGATATAGCCTCACTGCGAGCCTTTTGGTCTCCTTTCTTAGTTCGATACCAACGGTCAAACTCGCCTTTCTCTGCTTTATCTTTTACCTCTAAAAGATTTACATAAGCCTCGGTATATTTATTGAGGATAGCTTGTGCCTTAGCTTCGAGCATCAGAACCTGACAATATGCCTTGCCTTTCTGTTGGAGCTGTACTTTCCATTCGGCAAGAGTTGAGCAATATCCCATTTGCTCGCCATATTTAGAGTTAAGTTCATCAACAAGATGCTTTTCCTGCTCTGATGTACCGTTGAAATCTTCAATCTTACGAGTGTAATCCTCAATCTCGACAGATGCTTTGAGATATGCCTTGCGAGACTCTTCCAATAGCTCCTGTTGCTCCTCTAACTCTTTATCAGCTTCGTTGGCTTTTCCGATAAAATGAGATACCACACCGATAATAGCACCGATAGCGGCAGCAATCCAACCGAATACAGGGATAGATTTAATCGCTGCACCAACCATTCGGAATGCTCCTGCAAGACCGATATTTGCGGCTGTTCCTGCTACTGCTGCACCTGTATTAGCGACCTGTCCTGCGGTATTCGCACCCTGAGCCACAGTCCCTGCTGCCGTTGCTGCATTATTGGCGGTCTGAGCCGCTGTATCAGCCTGAGTTGCGGCGGTGTTCGCTAACTGAGCTGCGGTATTGGCGGCTGTGGCTGTTGCTTCTGCCGCTTGCTCTCCTGCCCCGATAGCAAGGAGTTTATTCCACCACTCTTTAAGACCATTGAGGGTAACGAGAGTGAAAGCAGAGTCTTTATTCAAGGTCTGCTGTACTTGCTGCAATCCCATAGTGATAGACATAAGAGATTGCACTTTGAGCATAATTTTCTGCAAATCCTCATTCTCTCCTGCGAAAAGAGCAATAGTACCCTGAGCGGCTGCAAAAGCTCCCGATACGCCTGTAAGACCTGATATGAGACCCTGCATACCTCTTTGGTCGTGAGCGAGTATATTTGCCTGAGTGGTAGCATCCGCCCAAGCGTCGGTAAGAGTTGCAGCTTCGGCTCTCATCGCCTCATATTGAGCAGTACCACGCTGTCCTGCCGCTTCCATAGCGACAAGCTCCTCTCTGAGCTGACGGAGTCGGGTTCTGATAGATACCTGAGCGGTTTCATTCTTTTTCGTAGTCTCGGTATTCTTCTCTATCTTCGATGCGTTCTGCTCTAATACATCAGATTGATTACGAAGTTCTGAAAGGAGTTTCTTTCGGGTGTTGATTTCCTTTTTAAGCAAAGCCTCTTTTTGGCGAAGAGCATTGTATTCTGCATCATTCCCCGAATTGAAAGCCCTACCCATAGCATTATGAATTTCATAATACTCTTTTTCGAGATTTTCGAGGTCAGTCTCGTGCTTCATACAAGCCGCACCAATCTCGCCGAGCTTCTGTCGCATCTGCTCGGCTGACATTGCACCCTCATTCATAGCGAGAGCCTCAGCTTTTAATCGCTGCTCAGTCTGCAAAAGAGCATCGGCGGTTCGTCCTGCCTCTTCGATTACTTGCTGACGAACTGCGATAACCTCTTCTATTGCTTGTTTTTCTTGCTTTATAGCCTCGATTTGCCCTGCATCGGCATTATTACTCATCGCCTCTTTTTCAACCTCAGAGAGACGCTTATATTCATTTTCGAGTTCTCGAATAGCAGCACCGTTAGCATCGACAACTCGGTCTATTTCATCATAGGCTGTTTGAATGGTAGATAAAGACTCTGCGGCATTGGAGACAATATCGATATTAAGTGTAGGGATATTCTGCAAAGCTTGAATAATCTTCGAGCTTTCGGCTTCTACCGATGAACCGAGATTACTAACCTTTGACTCCATAGCGGACATACCCTCATCAAATCCTGTGAGGTCTATCGCTGTTCCAAAACTTAAAGTACCGTCATCTTGTTTCATACTCTTACTACCTCTTCGTCTTCAAAATTGAATTTGTTATAATTATCGGGATTGTTGGCATCCTTACTATCGTCATAGAGAGGTCTATCCTCGCTATCATCTTTGTCGCCCGGCATCGGCATCGCCCTGCTGAATAAATGAGCATTTGCAAAGCTTATATCATACAGAGCATATTCCTTTGTTACATTAAAGGTCTTAGCTACGCCAAGAACGGTTGCCCAGATACTATCGTTTAATCCACCACTTCCTTTGTTGGTTTGAGAATGTTTGCCTCGCTTAGGGAAGTGGTAATACCGAAAAAATCCTTTATCTCCAATGTATTTAAGCGTTTAACGACTACATCAAATAATACAGAGGGTCGCATATTTTCGAGTATAATCTTCGTTAATTCTGCTTTCTTATCAACCTCTACCTGATACCTCACTTCCTTTTTCCAAAGACCGAAAAACCTCTTTTTAATCATCGTGCGAGTCTGAGTCTCTTTGAGGTTCTTTGCTCCCAAAATGAGTACTGCGGCAATCTCGCCAAGAGGCTTGAAGAAGCGAGCGTGATGCAATACCGAGTAGGTAATCTTCTCTTTCGGCACAATCTCCACCACAGGGAGAGTTGAGATGAGTTCTGATACAATGATAAGTGTAGCAATAGAGGGAGGAGCAATCTTATAAACTTCTCCCTCTATCTCGATGCTTCCAATCTCTTTTTCGAGGATAGTAGAAGCGACCTTTTGTTCGATAGTCATATCCATAACGAATAAATATATTTAGTTGCGAGGGAGGGACTCGAACCCCCGACCTTTGGGATATGAACCCAACGAGCTACCACTGCTCCACCTCACGATATACGGTTTTCTCCTCCCAAACCGTAAAAGGGTGTCTATTCCACTCGTCAATCCTTGTAGGATATTAGGTTGTCGCCCAATCGGTCTGCTTAACTCGGAACTTCTTGTAAAGTTCTCCATCTTCGCAAGCAAGGATTTTGAAAGTCAAGTCCACATAAGAACCCTCTTCCTCCGAACTGCCAGGACGGAACTTTACGCTCGTTCTACGAGCCTTGATACCGATTGCTCCGATATTCTTAGGAGTCAGTTTTACAGAGAACTCGCCGCTAACGACATTAGTCTTTACGGTAAGCTCATCGCCCTCCTGAGAAGTGACTGCACCTGTAAACATAGCCTCCTTATCGAAGTCCATTTCCTTGACACGAGTAGTGATAGTTACGGTAGGTTCGCCCTCCTCCTCAGCTATCACGATACCGCCTGTTGCAGTGGCGGTCAAAGTCTCTCCGTCTTCGGTTGCAAGGGTTGTCGATTTATCGTTGATAGTTCCGACATTGGTCAGAGTATCAGCCATAGCATCGTTCTCGCCTGTCTTACCGACCTCGATTTTACACTTCGACCACGACATTACGATTTTCTTTGCCATAATCTTGTTGATTTATTCGGTTATACGTTTAAACTTAATTCTTGCATAGATAAAATGCTGCTCTATCTCCTCATTACGCATTGTGGTAGGTGTAACATCGGTCATAAGCCAATACTCGGTATCTCCTGCATTATTGACAAAATCAAGAATAAGCTCCTCTAACTCTCCGATACGGTTCATATCCTTTACCATACGACCGTCTGAGTATGGAATATCAGGAACATACAGATTAAAGATTACCACTCCCGACTGCACTTGCTCATCAATCCCTGCAAGGAACTTGATAACCAAATCCTCAGTATTAGCATCGACTGGTCTCATTCCTGAACGGTATATACCGCCAAGAATAGCCTCACCGAGCCTACTCCCTTTGACGAAAGTAAAGAAATCTCTCTCTATCTGATTTTCTGTCTTTATTGCCATTATGCCAAATATCCTTTAAGTAGTTGATTTACGAGTTTCTCTGCTTCGAGTTCTGCCGATGTGAGTACATCTTTATGATGAACCGCCTCGACATAAGCTGCGTACTTCATTCCCGCACATACTATCAAGACCACTCCCCAAGGGAATTTCGCTTGTAGCTTTTGTAATAGAGCTTCTGCGGCAGGAGGACCGTCTGCACCATTCCCTTTTTTACCACTATACTGCTCAGGTACTCCATATTTCACAGGCTTTCCGTCATAGAGAACTACATAACCGATAGATGACCTCAGATTGCCAGTATCATCACCATAGCTTCCTCTCTCACGAGCTATTTTGACGCATTCCTCGCCTATTTGAGAAAGGCGAAATACGAGAAAATCGACAATATCTTTCATCTTAGCCTGTAACCCCTCTCTGAGCTTACGCATATCGGTTTTACTGACTATGACTCCTTTATATTTGCCGTGATGAGTAACCGTTTTTGCCATTCCGCTATACCATTATCTGAGTTCTCCCTACGGTAGTAAGAGGCTCGGCAGACAATACCGAGTACTCGCCGAGGCCTTCGCCTAACCTTTCAAGTTTGATACGATTATGAGGGAATTTTTCAAGCTCTATCAAGATGATAAATGATGCTTGCCTAAACTCTCCGTCCTCGTATTTACCTTTTCGGGTATCTTTATTGGTCTTGATTGAGCAGGGTATCGCCTCGCTCCAAGTGGTCTGAGCCTTGATAGGCTCGCCGAACTCATTAAGACCTCCCTCGGTTGTTATCTGATATTGTAATGTGCCGTTTGTCCTCATATTACCATAGATTACTACCGTCCTCAATTATTCGCATATCATCAGATAAGATTTCCTCAGCATCAAGACCATAGATACCGCAGTAATACCTGATACTCTCTTTGATTGCATCTTCCGAACGGACAGAGACCGAAACGCCATTCTCTGAACGACTACTTTCGATATATCCTTTAACCAAGCTGACAGCTACCCGAAAGAGGTTTGCATCTTTCGGAGTAGCCTCAGCCTTTGGGTCGATACCCTCATTGAAAAGCATCAGCTCGATAGTTGCGTTATCGGGATAGAATGTGCTTGCTATTGCATTGCACATACTTCTTAATGCTTTCAGATTGTCCATACCGATTACTGCTGCGTTTTGAGGGTGTAAATTCCGTTCATCTCGGTAATCACAGGAAGAGCGAGAACCTCAGCCTTAGTGAACTCAACGCCATTAGAACCCTGAGTTTCGCCAACGCCCCACTGAGATACACGAATACGACCGTAGTTAGAGTAAGCAACACCATTCTCAGGCTTAATCTCATTGTTCGCCCAAGCGTTCTTAACAACGCCGAGCTTACCGTCAGGAATAAATACCATATTCTTGGCGTTCCAAGGAGAATAAGGAGTACGGTTCTTGCCATTCTGAATACGAACCTGTCTGCGGATAGTCTCGAAGATAGGGAAGTTGTTTTCCTGCATATACTCATTGAGGTCTTTCAACTGAACAATCTTAGAAGATTTATCAGTACCCCAAATCATCTGCTTAATCTTCTTGCTTCGGCACATATACGAGATAAGGCTCGGAGCGCAGAGGATTTTGCCGAATACAGCCTTATCCTGAGCTGCATCGATGATACCCTGAACATCCTCGAAACAATCTACCGTAGCGATATTATCGTCCGTCCAAGCGGTCTTAGATGAAGCGATATTCTCCGCAGGCTGATTGAAGTCGATTACGCCACGAACACCGCCCTCAGGGTTGATGGTATCGTCAAGCTCCACCTTACCCTCGTTAGAGAGAGGACGGAGGAAGAGAATATCAAGCTTTGCGAGGACAGAGCTAACGGTGGTCTGCACATTGCCCCACATCAAATTCACGAGCTGCTGAGTCTTGACCTTATCAGGCAAAGACTTACTATCGAGGATTTGCAAAATCTTGCGATAATCCTGAATAGTCATAGGCAGAGTGATTGCGTGGTTCAAGATACGCTCCTTAACCGTTTCGAGACCCTCAGTACCGAGGATAGCCTCTTTCGAGTTATCGCCGATAGTAGGAGCGGCTACCGTGATATTGTACTGTCCGATGAGTTCCTCGAAGTCGAGACCGATAGTCGGTACATCCCAATCAAGGAAACGCTCGAAGATTACATTATCGAAGAGCTTTTTGTTAAGCTCCGAAGCCGCATCAAAGCGAACCTGAACATTCTTTGTCAAGTCGCCGAAAATTGAGCTATAAAGTAATTCAGCCATAGCGTTTACTGCTTAATGAACAAAATGTTCGGGTTAGACTTGAGGCA